TATCAAATTGTATCATGGTAAATTAAGCTAGTTATAATATAATAATATATATGAATTAAGGTATAGGCTAAAACGTCTATACCTTTTTTCTTTTGCTATTTTTGTTAATCCAGTTAACTTTTACAAATAATATTTGATTTTTAAATGATAGTATAGTATAATAGATTATAGGTTAGATGTTGTTAATTAACCTGTTGCACACTGATAACTAAATACAGTCTATATACTATTTGCCTTTTTTTAAGAAAAGAGGTAGATAGAAATGATTATCAATGGAGTTAATTACAAAAATATTACATATAGACAAGACAGGAAAGTGTATCAAGTTAAGGTTAAAGGCAAAACGAAAACCTGCAAAACGTTAGACGATGCAATCAGAGCACGCACACAATTAAAATCACTCGACAAACTAAACGAAAACTTGCTTAATGACATTAAACAAGTTAATCGGATTAACAAAAAACCTGTTATTCCCACATTGGAGGTTGGCTTTTGGGATTGGTTTAATAGATATAAAAAACAAACGGTTGAATATAATACATACAGTTGTTATAAAACCGCCGCAAAAATGTTTTTCCCGTATCTAGGAAAAATGCAGGTAAATAAAATATCTATTGATATATTGCAGGATGTAAGTTTGGCGTTGCAGGAAAAAGCACTTGACGTAAGAGGTAGTTATCTATCAAGAGACTATGTGAAAGCTAATTTAAATAAACTTTCCATTTATTTTGATTACTTAGTTTCTAAACAAATCCTTGAATTAAATCCTTTAAGAGTGGGAAAGATTCACCTACATAAAACCATTAAACAAAAACGTCGTGCAATGACAATTCGCGAAATCAACAGATTTTTGCATACCGCAAAACATTATAATTATGAATGGTTTCTGTTTTTCTATACGTGCATACAAACAGGATGCAGGCGCGGTGAGGTTGCAGGGTTGCGCTATGAAAATATCAACTATAAGCGAAAATACATAGAAATCAAACATAGTGTAAAAGAATCAGAGCACGGGCAACAGTTAGGCACAACCAAAACCAAAAATACACGTACTATCCCAATATCTGACAAGTTAGCATACTGTTTGAGAATGCGGAATCATGAAAAAGGTTATGTATTCTGCTGTTGTGAGAATCAGCCGTACAACCTGCAAAACATAAGCGCAAAATTCAAGTATATATGCAGACTTGCAGGATTAGACGATGAATTAACATTACACGATACTAGGCACACATTCGCATCAAGGATGGTTAATGCAGGTATAGACATTCCAACAGTTAAGGCTATTGGCGGTTGGGAATCGTCACAAGTGTTACTTGATATTTATTCCCATAGCAACGATGCAAGAAAAATGGAAGCCATGCAAAAAGTTATCTTTTGAAACTTTCCTTATTAATATAGGTTATGGGTGGCACTCCACTTCTAAAAAGGTGGCAGATATTAATGAGAATATTCAAATACAGTATTATAACAAAACTGATTCACAAAATAAAGCATTATAACATTATTGATATAGGAAAACGGCGATTTTGGGCGATTTGAGCGGTTTTGCTTGACATAGTACAGCCAATATATATATAATATTAAAGTGCTTATTAAGAGCAAAATCCGCACCCATGTTAAGTGGAGGGGGGGAAAAATAGATGGCAAACGAAATCAAAGTTGGTACGGGTTTGCGGTCTGTTTTGAAAACCATTTTCAATTAACAAAAGGGTGGCAAACGAAAAAAAACGGTGGCAGATAGTATATAGACAATTCAGGAGCAGGGAAAACCTGCTCTTTTTATATTGTCCTTTTATATCTGTCAATTGGTTTTATCAATAGTGTCAACAATGTTTTAAAAATATGCATGAAGTGACCGCCTGACGTTCGTCCTATGGACGTTTTACCTACTTACACATACAAGTTATAGCACAGGAAACTAAACGCCTTAGACGGGCGCACAGAGCGTTTAATAGAATTGAGTCTGATTCATATACAATTAACTATATAATATGGTGTATTATCTTATAGTATAGTAATATTAATATGAAAGAGAGGTAAATTAATATGATAATAAGCAACGGTAATAATAATTGCACCTGCTACGGCAGAGAGGTAACGACAACACAACAATTATACATTACATCAGACATTGACAGCGATAATGGTTATGAGCTAGATATTATGGACACCATTAATGCAGAGGGAGAGCACTATATAGACATAACCATTTTGGATATGTTCAGCGATGATGAATTATTTTCGTTGAATCAATTAAATGATACACAATATGATTGCGGACAATATGGTAATAGAGATTACAATTACGTCATGCCTGACGTGTGGCAGACAGCTTTTTTCGGATTCGCGGAGGGTTGGGATTATCCTGTTGATGCTGATGAGGATTTCGAGATGTTACAGAATCATATCATAGACGTATTGCAGATTATTAGGCAGTTGCCAACGTTGGTGATGGCTAATCGTGATTATGTGTACACGGATGAGGTCAAGGCTAACGTTTTCCGCAACTCAGGCATTTAATTTTAGATTGCTTGCAAAACCGAACTGCTGAGCTATTTTAATACAGTAAACCATTAAAACATATAAATCATATATTATATACAAGTTAAGATGGATTTAAAATACACTATATAGTTGATTTAGTCAATATAGTGTATCAACGTTGATGAGCAAAAAAGTGACCTCCTGAGAGCTTGTATAAGGCGTTTAATTAAGGCTATACATATAAAGTATAGTCTTTTTTTATTGCGCTTAATGTGTGGCGTGTGAGAGGGCTTAAAACGCATATCTGCTATTTTTAAATCTAATATTGATGTGATATACAGATAACTTTTAAAAATTGTAGTGAATTGTACCGCATTTGTTGTGTATGCGTTTTAAATCCAACTAAAGTTATAATGATGGTATGTAATAGTTGATTAGTATGTTTTAATGATGTAAAGTATGAAAGAAAAGTGAGCGAGGCTAATTGTATATTATTTTGACACAATTTAGGATTTCATCCTGATAACAGTACATCCAGACGTGTACCCTATTATCTTTTCGATTTTTCATCGTTTTCATCGTTCCATCGTTCCATCGTTTTCTTTTCTCACACAAAAATTTTTTTCAATTACTCCCACAACACTGTTATATATTTTCTTACTTTTCATATACTATAGATGTAAAAAAAATAAAAAACAATGTCCACTTTTTTGATGCTATATCGTTATATTATAGTGAGTTCACAAGGGGAACGAACTATAGCATACACATAATAATAGTAATTGAAAGTATTAGTTATATATAGGAGTGAGAATAAAGATGAAAAGAAAACTAAGTAAGATGGAAATAGAATGTAGAAAACAATTTACTGATGAAGAGAATGAAGAATGGGATAAATTATGTATTGATTTTGGAGATGAGGATGAAATTGAATCTGATGATGATGTAGAAATAGATAAAAACAAAATTGACTCATTATCTAATGCAGTTATTGATTATATGAATGATAAAGCAAAAAATGAGCATTATCTTTTGTATGAGGTAGAGATTCAAGTAAAGATGAATAAAAGGCGCGAGAATTTTAAAGGTATATTGAAACTATGTAAGTTTTATGCTACATATTTTTCTAAGAATTACACGAAAAAGTTAAAACATGCAAAGATTGATGCAGAACAATTTGATACCAGCTTAATTTGTTTGATTTGTTTTGAGTGCATAGAAAAATATTATTATAGCAAAAAAAGAGCAACGTTTAACTTTATCTCATACTTTTATAAAGCAGTAAAAAATAAATATATTGATATTTTTCGGATTCAGGATAAACAATACTATAAAAATATAACATCATTCATATCATTGGATAAAGAAGAAAATGAAGACCTAAGAAATCAATTACTTACTTATGATACATATTTTGAGAATAATGATGAACTAACAGAACGTCAGAATACTATAGTTAATATGTTACAAGTACGATATACACAACGAGATATCGCAAAAGAGCTAAACATTACACCCAAAACAATATATAGAGATATTACAACACTGAGCAAAATGAATCCTGATGATGTACTTAGTAGTTATCAAGATACAAAAAATATATACATAGATATAATGAGTGAAACTGAAGTGAAATCAAATTGGTGTGAAGAATACGAACAAACAGAATTAGAACGCAATGCGTTAATTGCATCATATACGTTACATGGATACAACAAAAAACTACCTGAGAAACTAAAAGAGTTTGATTCTGAGCATAATGTTAAAATTAGAATTATGACCAAAAATCAAATGTATCATGACAAACTTAGATATTATTTATTGACAACAAAAGAAATTAAATCGATTGAAAGAGATATTGAAAAAAAGAAAAAAGAATTTCTAAAAAATGCTCAAAGTTCTCAATTTTATTTATAATTAATGTCCACTTTTTTGATGTAATATCGTTATATTATAGTGAGTTCCTTAGGGGAACGAACTATAGCATACAGTTTATAAGTGAGAATGAAAATATAAGGATGATGAAAATGAATGTTAAACAAATAGAAGAATACTTAGATATTATTTTAGCTGAGATTGATGGAGTGAATGAACTTGATTACTGTAAATACATAAAAAGAATACATCAATACATAGAAACTCATAAAAATAAAGTTAGTATTACTAGCATTCAAGATATTGCAGATTACTATAATATTAGTCCAGCAAAATTATATAATATATGTAACAAGTATGATTTATTAAATAAAAATATGGGGGTTTGGATGTGGATGAATATTAGAAGGAAAAATAATCAATATGGTAAAGAGTTTTGCGTGTTTGATGAAAAGATAAAAGAACTGATGAAACATTGTTTTAATCAAATAGGGGCTTAATTAATGTAAAAATACTATTTTATTTTTGTCAATAGTTTTTGAGAAACTAATCAAAATATAATGTTTTGTCTACTATTTTTAAACTAAAAAGAATGCTATAATAGGTGTAACAAAGGAACCAAATAAACAACAAAATGTGTTTTATTACTAGGAGGTAATTAATCATGAGTGACGTATGTATTAACAGAAGAATCAACAACAATTATCGGTATGGGACTAAGCGTTATAATCCTAATACTGCAACAGAAGTATGGCATCGTGATAACGGAAAATGTTGGGATGATTTTAATTTTTTTGGAATCACGATTTATCACAAACGCACGGGCGAACCATTCATCGTGATACGTCAGCAAGTGTGGGTAACTGACAAGTATGAGGGTAGTTATGGCACTGTTGATGACCTTATCTTTACGCCTGATTATGATGAATATTGTGTCGGGAACTGGAAACAGTTAATCGAGCAGTATATCCCTGAAGATATTAGAAAAATGTATATTGATTAATTTAGGAGGATGATTATTATGGATTACAAAAAAAGAGTACAATGCATTAATACAGGAGAGGTTTTCCCGTCATCAAAAGAAGCGGCAGAAAAATATGGAATCAAGGAATATCGCAACATTAATAAGTGTTGCAACCTGAAACGAAAATCGGCAGGAGCGGGTCAAGATGAAAAACCTCTCAAATGGCGGTATATCAGCGTTGATGAAATTGAAAAAGTTAGTCAAGAGCAGGTCAGCAAGGGGGGTCAGGAAATAAAGCTCAGAGCATCCGACTTCAATCTTGATTTTTCTAAGAAAAAGAATGAGAAATTCTTTTTTGCGAATGTAGACAAACTTGAACCATCGGAAGTGGATATATTATACAAGCAATTACACACAAAATTGAAAAACGTTGCACATACAATGAGAAAATCATACAAAGCCAAACACTTAGATGTGTCGCAGATAGACAAAATCATGCAGGGGGTGTAACCATGGAATGTATAACAGTATTAACACATGACAGGATGAGCAACAAGGTACGTATGAGGGCATTACAACGTAAGCAGGAGCAGATGCAACAGAAATATGATGCAAATGTAGGAGATGCACTAGAAGCCATCTCAGGCGTATTATTGGAGCAAGAGCAGACGATTATAAGTCAGGGTAAGCAGATAGATGCGTTAATCGACAGAGTTGTGGAGCTTAATCAATTGTTAGGTAGATAATGGACAAGACAAAAATGAAAAAAGGGTAAAATGGAGCAGGATAACACCTGCTCTTTTTGTGAAAAAAAAGTTGAAAAAGTTGAAAATAAATAAAATCTTAAATATAATATTAATGTAAGACAGAGAAATCTTACAACTAATTACTGTTATATTAGTTCGTTTCATAATCATGATGAATTAACCTCCATTATTCATCAACCTCCTTTAAATTAAATAAATACATCAGGGAAAAGGGTCAGCAACGTCGATATGCTGGCTCTTTTTTCTTTGCCGCAATAATACTTAGATGTCTAATCAAATAATTTTTTTCCCTTAAATATAATAAGACCATCAAAACAGAAGGAAATAAAAAATTAAAATCAGGGGTTATATTTTATTCGTTTCGAGGTATTTTATATTTGTAAGGGCAATAATGCCCAATGTTTATTTACGGAGGTAATTAATAATGAAAAACGAACTTATTAAAATCGAAACAAACGAAAATGGACAACAGACAGTATCAGGCAGAGAATTGCATGAGTTTTTGGAAGTAGTAACTAGATATAATGATTGGTTTCAGCGTATGACGGAATATGGTTTCGTAAGCGGAATCGATTATGACGAAATTAATATTGAGGTAGATACTCAAAAAAGAGTGCGTACTTATAAACAGAAAGACCATATTATGACCATCGATATGGCTAAAGAAATTAGCATGTTGCAAAGAACCGAAAAAGGCAAACAGGCAAGACGATATTTCATTGCTTGCGAAAAACAGTTACAAGCAAAACAAGATAGTTATCTAATTGCAGACCCGATAGAGAGGGCCAAAGCGTGGATTGCAGAACAAGAAAAAGTAAGAGCATTAACAACAACGGTCAAGGTTCAGGAGCAACAAATCAATGAGCTGAAACCAAAAGCATCATATTATGACACGATTCTTCAGAACAAATCACTAATGACAATTACGCAGATTGCCAAGGATTACGGCATGACCGCGCGAGAAATGAACAAATTGTTACATAACTACAAAATCCAATATAAGCAATCTAATCAGTGGTTGGCAATAACGACCAAATGGACTCAGAAGGGCAGATTATTCCTTTATGCATTCTTAAAAAATAAAAATGTATTGCCACTAATCGAACAGGATTAATTCATCAGGAGAACATCATCAAGGTGTTCTCTTTTTTCACATTAAAGTTGAACAGAATTGAAAATAAATTAAATCTTAAATATAATATTAATGTGAAAAAAGAGGTAAAAGACAACAATCTAGATTATTAACCACCATAATCTAGTTAATCATATATATTTATTATTCTCCTTCTTTTAGGGTCACAATAAAAAGTGACCCTATTTTAGTGCAATTTTTTAGTTGCTACTGCAAGTAGTTGATTACAGGGGTTATATTATCCGCTTATATCTATATTTTATATATGAGAAACAAAACAAGGGAGTGAAAACAAAATGAGTATGATTATTATATGGATTATATTAATAATAGTGTTGATAGTTGCGTGTTGGGTATCATGATGGATAATTGGATTTTACAAAATGAAAACAGCAAAAACAACAGGGAGCTGAAAACAAAATGAGTATATGGATTGTGTTAATACTAGTATTGTTAATAGCATCAGGAGCGTGGTGCGTTGGGTATCATGATGGACAATTGGATTATGAAAAAGTCCTAAAAGAGTTTTACAAAATGGAAAAAGAAAAGCAAAAGGAAAAGAAATAACAGTATTAATTAATAGAGAGGTAATGATAATTATGAAAGACAAGAAATATAAAATATATGCAATTGTAGATATAACTGAGGGCGTACCTGTATACATTGGGAGCACAACACAACCGTTACAACATAGATTGACAGAACACGCAACGGTCAAAACATGCACAATGTACACTTACATTAATTCGCGTGGAAAAGATAATTTTGAAATCATTCAATTAGATTCTGCATCAGATAAGGATGAGGCGTTAGCAAAAGAATCAATGCTGACAAGACATTTTCAATCCTTTTGTAGTTTAAAAAACGTTGACATTGGAAAGCATAGGTCAGCACTTTCACGCGCTAAAATCAGCAACACAAAAACAGGCGTAAGCAACGAAAAACTAAAAAGACCTGTCAGAAACATAGACACGGAAGAAATATTTGAGGGCGTGATTGATGCATCAACTAAATATAATATCCCGATTGGTAATATAACTTTTTGTTGTCAACATAAACGTAAAACAGCAGGTGGTTATCATTGGGCGTATGTTGATTGATTAAGAGGTGATTAACAGATGGTAGACGTATTAATAGCAGTAAGTATCATAGTATTAATAATAGTGCTAATGATGGCAATAGCAATCAGCAGAGAAATATATATAATCAAAAAAGATATAGATATGAACATAAAGCGCAACAACAGGATAATAAATAATATACATAATATACATAATATCAAACAAGGTGATAACAAATGGAAATAAAGATATATAGCAAGAGAGAGATAAGAGATATATTACTCAATAAGAGATTACATAATACTATGATATGGAGGGAATTAATCAAGTCAACCAACATCAAAACACGAAAGTTAATGGAGCAATCAATAGAGTATGTTAGTAATCTGATTGACAATTATGTTATTAAGTCGCAGGTAGATGATAAGTATATTACATTGTTGCAACATCATATTAATAGACTAATCGTTATTAACCTAATCAGCAATTACTATCATCTACAACAATCAGCATCAACTATAGATGATTATCTGTTAATAGACAGTGAGCTTAATAGATTATGTGATAGAGACCGAAACTTAGTATTAGGCTACTATCAAAGTAAATATTCATATGAAGAATTAGAATCAATTGCAAAACAAAAGGGATTAAGAATCAATCGTACTAATATATCAGACAAGATTAATGTATTGGTTGACTATATTACTAATTCCCTGACAGATGACATTGAGGATGATGAGTATGAGCAATAAGCATATTAGACTAATACATTATATTAGACATACGCTGAGAGATTCGCAAGATATTGATAATACATTGTTAGAGCTTGTCAATAAGTTTTCGTTTTGTCAAGATAAGATTATAGATTTGTATATCCTGATAAAGGAACAGAAGAACGGAACGCACAAGAAACAAATGAAACAATATAAGTATGATTCTTTCAATAGCACGCGCAAAAGCCAAAAGGATTTAGTGAATAAGATAAAAGACAATATACGATAATAAACATAAAACAAAATAAAAAGAGTATTACTTTATAGAGATAGATTTTCAACTATCTCTTTTTTCAATTAAAGAGATGATTAGTATGAAAGAATTTGCAAGAGGGTTTTATCAGTCTAAAGCGTGGCGAGAGCTGAGAGATAAATATTTTAATTCATGTTTTGGACTGTGCGAGAGGTGCGGACGACCAGCATTAATCATCCATCACAAGATATATCTGACGGCTGATAATATCGGTAATCCTAACGTGTCACTTAATTGGGATAATTTAGAGTGTTTATGCCTTGAATGTCATAACAAGGAGCATGGATATTTTTCTAAATCAGACGCAGACCGAACGTATATTTTTGACGGCAACGGCAACATAATAAATGTAGTTGATAGGCAAACAGACGCCCCCCATACAAGGACTCCAAAATCGATTTTATAGAACCGTGATTCCCTCTTTGTCGTGATATAAATTCGATTTTTTGTAGGGCGGTAGGCTATAGTTTGATTAAGATAAGCAGAGGTGAGAATAGATGGAAATAGATAAGCAGAAAAGAATCAAAAAAGAAAAAAATAAGCTGATGAAAATATTTCGAGATGCGCAGACAGATAAAAGCACACTGAACTATATAGAAGCAAGCGTAAATAATCTTGCATGGATGGCGGTTGCATTAGCAGACCTAAGAGAAGAAATAAACAAGCACGGATATATAGAGATATACAATAATGGCGGTGGACAATCGGGAACTAAAGACTCTGTTAATGTCAAGGCGTATAACAGCTTAATCAAAAATTATAATTCACTGTTGAAAACCATCTCTGCATTTCTTCCTGAATCAGATAAAAAAGAATCTAAGAGTGAGCTTGCAGATTTTCTTTTAGGAAATGATAAAAAATGAATAATCAGGAATTAGAAAATACATCAATAGCGCAATATTACCATGCGATTGATAATAAGGGAATAGAAGTAAGCTACGAAATTAAAGCAACATATAAGCACCTATATCATCAATTATATAATCCTGATTTATTTCATTTTGATGTTAATAAAGCTGAAAGAGCAATAGATTTTATAGAAAAATTTTGCCACCTTCCAAAGGTGCGTGGCAATCCGCTGGTAAAACTAATGTTATGGCAGAGGGCAATGATTGAGACAATTTTCGGTTTTGTGGACGAAAATGGATTAAGGCAATATCAAGAAATATTTTTTGTTGTTGGGCGAAAAAACGCTAAATCAACATTAGCGGCAATGATTGGATTATATCTGTTAGTGATTGATGGCGAGGCTGAACCTGAATTATACACTACTGCCACCAAAAAAGAGCAAGCTAAAATACTATGGCAAGCGGCGGTTGATATGATTCACAAGTCAAAAGAATTACAACGATTTTGTAAATGCAGAGTGTCGGATATAGCTTGCAATCTCAACGGCGGTATTTTCCGACCGCTTGCAAGTGACAGTAACAGCCTCGACGGACTGAACAGCACCGCCATTTTTCTGGACGAGGTACACGCATATAAAGATTCTCAACTATATGACGTTATGGTTGACAGCACAGCCGCACGAGAGCAACCACTAACAATAATCACAACGACAGCAGGATTTTTGAGAGAGGGTTTATTTGATTTAAAAATAAATGAATACAATCAGATAATTAGAGGATATGCAGATAAAAATGGTTACAAGGACGAACGACGAATAGGTTTTATTTACAAGCTGGATGACAAAAAAGAGTGGTTAGATTTTACAAAATGGATTAAAGCAAATCCTGGCCTGGGCGAAATCAGAAGTCTCGAAAAACTATCGTCTGATGTTGACCGCGCAAAATCAAATCCCATAAAAGTAAAAGACCTGCTTGCTAAATTTTTCAATTTGCCGCAGACATCGCAGGACGCTTTTCTTAATTATGAGGATGCCAAAAACACAGAAATTTTTGATTTAGATTCAATAAAAGGAAAGTTGTGTATAGGCGGTTTCGACCTGTCGCAGACTACAGACCTAACGTCAGCAGTAATTCTTGTAAAACAAAATGACAAATATCAAATATTGTCAAAAAGCTGGATGCCTGATGAGGTTTTCGATAAACGTATGCATGAAGATAAAGTCCCTTATGATTTGTGGGCAAAAAATGGATATCTTGACCTGTGTCAAGGAAATAAAATAAATTATACAGACGTATACAACTGGTTCGTCGAAACCACAAAAAAATATAATCTAAAAATGTATAGAATCGGATATGACCCATATTCAGCACAATACTTAGTTGACGACTTAAAAAATTATTTTGGGAAAGATTGTTTAGATGAGGTACGGCAGGGGACTAAAACATTATCATTACCGCTTCAGGAGTTACGAGCAGAATTTCAAGGGCATAATATTGTGTACAATAATAATCCGCTTTTCTGTTGGTGCTTGTGCAACTTACAAGTGAAAGTTGATGCTAATGGTGGCTATAACACGATAAAAAACAGAAATGGCAAAGTAAGGGATGATGCGGCAATGGCACTATTAGACGCATATACAAGCTACCTGAGAAACAAGCAGGTGTTTGATTATTATAATAAGTAACAAATAATAGGGGTGAGATTCATTGGAAATCAGAAGCATGTTCCAAAATATTTTTGGAAAAGCCAAACAGCAAGAACCAACGACATTAAACACGGCAAAATTGCTAAATGATTATGTCAACGTTTTTTCACAGTACAACGGGGATGCGTGGCAGGACAGCACCATCAGAAATTGTGTTGATGTAATTGCGCGAAATGTAGCCAAAACTAAGGCTAATCACATTAGAAGAATTAATAATAAATTACAAAAAACAGACAGTCAGCTTGATTATTTTTTATCAACAAGACCTAATCCGTATACATCAGCATACGATTTTGTTTATAAACAGATTTGTCAGCTATTGATATACAACAACGCATTCGTTTACGTTCAGACCGATAATACAGGAAATGTAACAGGACTATACAATATTGATTTTAATCAATTGGAATTAAAAGAAACTAATGATAATCAACTGTACTGCAAATTTTATTTTCTGAATCAAAATGTGGTTGTTCCATATTCTGATATGATACATTTACGCCGTAACTATTTCAATAACGAGATTTTTGGAAGTGATAACCGCTTACTGCAAGAACCAGTTCAGATTCTAAAAAGTATCAAACAGAGCTTACAAAACGCCGTCGTCAATTCAACGAAATTACGTGGATACTTAAAAGCACCTGTTGTGGTAGCAGATTCGGACGATAAGGATAATATTTTGCAACGATTTATTTCAACTTTTACGGGCAAAAATAAATATGGCATTGCGGTACTAGACCAATCAACTGATTATGTTAATCTGTCTAACGATTTAGAAACAGTCGATAAAGACCAGCTTAATTATTGTCGAGAGGATATATATAGATTTTGGGGTGTAAATAGCAAAATCATAGAGGGAAATTTCACTGAAGAGGATTATGTATCATTTTATGAAAGTACGATTGAACCAATCTTGATTCAGATGGGGCAGGAATACTCGTATAAAATTTTCACGCAAAGAGAGCAAAGTTTTGGGAATGAAATTGTATTCAGCAGTAACAGATTGGAATATTCAAGCCTTAAAAATAAAGTGTCATTGGTTCACGAGCTGATTCCAACAGGAATCCTAACGGGGAACGAGGTTAGAAGCATTTTCGGTTTTTCTGAGCGTGATGATTTGGATGAAAGACTTGTAAGCCTGAATTATGTAAAAGCAGACGACCAAACAAAGTATCAAACAGGACAAGATGAACAAACAACGGAGGGAGAGCAAAATAATGGAACAGAAACAGAGGAAACAGATGGAACTGAGAACGACAATTGATAATATTGAGACTCAGGAAAATGGTGATTGTGTTGTATCAGGCAAGGCGATTTGTTTTAATGACCGCCAATTGATTTACACTGACAGATTCGGTGTAAACTATTATGAAATGATTGATTCACATGCATTAGATAATTGTGACCTGTCAGATGTGTGTCTGAAATATAATCACGGTTCAGAAAAACTTGACATTTTGGCTCGTGTTCGCCAAAAAACATTAACGCTTGAAATCAAAGACGATGGATTATATTTTCAGGCAACGTTAACCAGCAATTTAGGTCAGGATGTATATAAAGCCGTTCAAGAGCGAGAGATTACAGGGTGCAGTTTTGGTTTTTTTGTGGACGATGATTCTTACGATGATATGACTAACACGCGCACAATTCTGTCAATCGAAACACTAACTGAAATATCTATCGTTGATGAACCTGCATATAGTAATACATCGGTTGAAGCAAGGGATTACTATCAGGCAATCGAAAAAATGAAAGAGATTGAGCAGGAAAAACGTCAAAAACTCATACTTTTATCAATGATTTGACTATATATAGTAATCGCGCAAAACTAAACTACAATATATTGATTATACTATGATATTATAATTGATTTTTGACGTTTTTGAGAGCTGAAAAAACTGAAATCGCACCAAACGCGCTGAGAGCCGTTTAGAGAGGTTTTACCGTTCACATGAACAAGCTATAGTATAACGGCAAAAAAGCCGCTACAAGCAATTCTACGAGGTCGTAAGCTATTGTTTTTAAAACATTGTTGACGAATAGAATAAGTTACTACTCTAAGTAGCAAAAAACAAAAAACGAAATAAAAAGAGTATTACCTTTAGAGGGCAGATTTATTTACAAATCTGTCTTTTTTAATGCCATTTTGCAGACTGGATAGATGTGAGATAAAAAGCTGGATAGCTGGCATAAGGAAATAATAAAAAATATATGAGGTGTAATAATAATGGACAACAAGAGATTAAACGAAATCAATCAGCGTAAAATCGAAATCCGTTCAATGCTGGAATCTGATAAAGAAATCAACATCGAAGAAACACGCGCTGAGCTTGAAAAGCTGAACAAAGAGGCAGAGGAAATCAGAGCACGCAAAACGATTGCAGATGAAATCAAAGATGAAAAAGTTGAAACGAAAACTATTGAAAAACCGGAGGTAAGAGAAAAGATGGAAAATAAAGCAGATAAGAATGTAGAATATCGTAACGCATTCAAAAATTATGTAGCAACAGGTGAAAAATCCGAAGAATTGCGTGCAATCGCTACTAATTCCACGCCAATCCCATCAACAATTGTTAATCAGATTGTTACTAAATTGCGTAACAATGGACAGATTTTGCCGTTGATTAATCACACGCATTTTGAAAAAGGTTCACAAGTTCCAGTTAGCTCTATTATGCCAGTTGCAACATTCGTCAAAGAGGGTGCTACGTCCGACAAGCAGGTTGGCGGTTATGCTTTTGTGACATTCAACGGCTACAAATTGCGTTGCGCTGTCGCTGTTACGCTTGAGGTTGATACGATGGCACTTGATGATTTTGAACGCGTAATTTCAGAAAACATTGCCAATGCAATGACAGAAGCGCTCGAACAGGCGATTGTTTCTCAGGATAACGGGAAAGCGACCAACATTAAAGTTGGAAAACCTGAAGGAATCCTGAGTAATACACCAGCTCTTGCCATCGAAACCGCCGCAGTTGATTATGATACGTTAATCAATGCTGAAGCAGGAGTTCCGTCACAGTACGAAGCAGGTAGCGTATACGTTATGAGTAAGGCAACTTTCCTGAGTCTCAAGTCTGTCAAGGATGCCAATAAACGTCCAATCCTAGATACTAACGATATCATGAATCACACGTTGTTAGGTCGTAACGTTGTATTGTGCGATTATCTCCCAACAATGGACAAGGCAGTAGCAGGTGATGTTGTAGCGTTCATTTTCCGTATGAAGGATTATACGCTTAACACGGCACTTGATGTACAAATCAAACAGTACGAAGACAATGAAACTGATGATATTGTCCGCAAGGCTATTATGTTGGTTGACGGTCACGTTATTGATAATTCCAGCCTTGTAACTATTAAGAAAAAGGCTTCTGCTTAATCATCTAATATAAGGTAATTGGCAGGAAAATTAATCCTGCCTTTTGCTTTAATAAAATTTGAGGTGATTAAAAATGACACTGGAAGATATTAAATTATATTGTCGTATTGATTCTGACGATGAGGATGCTTTACTGCTGCCACTTATTGAAACCGCTAAACAATTTTTAACTGAATCTGCACACGTAACTTATGACGAAAAAAATAATTTGCACGAATTATTCATAAAATTATTAGTTGCTAATTGGTATGAAAATAGACTAATGAATCAGGGGAATGACAAGGAAATACCTTACTCATTATCTTGTATTCTTAATCATATTGCAATCCATGAAGGTGCAAAATCATGATGAACATTGGAAAAATGAACAAAAGATTGCAGGTTGTGAAAAACGTAAAAGTTGCAGAGGATGAAGGTTTCGGGGAAAAATACGATTGGCAAACCATCAAAACTGTATGGACTGAGCAACTAAAACAACGTATAACGCCAATCGCGCAAAATGGTGATGGCGAATCAGTTGTAGTAACGCAAGGTTTTAAAATTAGAAAAACCGATATTGCAAAAGGTTATCGTGTTATATGCAGTAATGTCACGTATGATGTTATAGATGTAGATACGTCTGATAATAGTTGCTATGTGCTAACTTGCAAGGTGATAAAATTATGAGCGCATTTCAAATTAACTGCGATATCGAAAAAGCAGTATATAAAGCAACAGCAGATATAAGCAGATACAATAAAGAAACACGTGAAAAAATCATAAATGCGGTAGCTGATGGTGTGAAAGCAGTAGCCGAAACAGCAACAAGACTTGCACCTGCGGGCGAAACTGGAAACCTAAAAGCTGGAATCAAGCAAAATATGGGGCGCGGTGCATACGGTGAAATAAAATCAACAGCACAGCACAGCCATTTGGTTGAATTTGGGTCGGCAGAAAGAATTGTATACAATCGCAAAAATAAGCAAGCAATGGTTATTAATGGTGATTTTGTCAAAGGTGATATTTATTCGGGTAAAATGCCAGCAAAGCCTTTTATGAAACCTGCAATTGAGAGCGAAAAGCCAAAAATCGAAGAATCAATCAAAAAAATTATAGAGTAATATGGAGGTATGCAAAATGTTATTAATTAAAGATGTACCTCTAGTTAGTTTACAAACAGCACTTTTTAAACTTCTGAAAAACGGTCAGGATGTACCAATATACGGCAGAGTTCCAACAACCGCTAAATTTCCTTATCTAACGGTCGGAGCGGTGACGGCTAAACCTGTCACAATCAAAAACGCGGTATTATGGAATATGTCAATTAATGTTGATGTATGGGGTAATGCTGACGGAAAGTTAGAAGTTAATCAGTGTCTTAATGACATATCAGCCCTTATAACTTACAGGGGCGAATCATTAGAATTACAAAAGTATAAAGTAATAAGTGTAGAGATTGACTTAGTTGAAAGTTTTCCAGCTGCTGACGGTGGCTATCATGGAACGCTTTCAGCTAATTTTAATTTACAACAGATTTAGTTAAAATTACGGAGGTAATAAAATGTTAACAGATACCGAATTGAAAAACCTGCCTGAGAACTCAAATAAATCAGTAGCAGAAGCAGGAAAAGACACCCTCTTAAGTATCAACAAGGGTACGGAAGCAACGCCAGTATGGGTAATCGTTGGTGGACAGCGTAACACGCCGTTAACGAGAAAAGCTAACACACTTGACGCATCTCACAAGACATCAGGCGGTTGGGCGTCTAAAGTCCCTGGCCTTAAAGAGTGGTCAATCTCTTATAGTGGATTGTCCATCATGACGGATGAGGGCTTACAGATTGTTGATTACGCATTCGTTAATTCCAAGCAAGTTAATGTTAAAATCAGCTACAAAAACGGTAGTTACCGCACGGGCTGGGCTTACATTACGGAGTATGATGACGATAATGCACATGATGCAATTTCAACGGTCAAGGTAACTCTTGAGGGTGTTGGAGCAATTTCAGAATTGACTCAGCCAACAGCAACGGAAACGCCAAAAGCATAAACTTAATTAATGATAGAGGGGTAATAATTAAATTATTATCCCTTTATTTTTTTTAGATAAATTAGAATAAATGAGGTATAAAACGATGAAAAAAACAATTGAAATTAAATTGAATAAACAAACTTATGAATTGTGCTATACGATTAAATCACTCGCAATGATGGAAAGATTAATCAATAAATCTATTACTTATATTTTTTCTTCAGGTGTCCAAAACCTTGTAAGACAAGTTAATATTGATTTTACGGTGGCTGGTTTGGTGGCAGGATTGAATCTTAAAAATCAGGATGAGGCTTATGATTTTGTTGATTCTTATTGTCAGGCAGGTGGAAATCTTGACGAACTTAATGGAAAAATAATTGAAGCGGTGGTAGCAACTGGGCTTTTTACGCAGGGGATGGCGCCGAACAATCAGGAACGTGTCCCGAAGAAACAGAAGTAAAAAAAATCGAATCTATGGCAGATTGGATAGAAGCAACGGAAACACAAGCCTATGCGCTTAATATTAAACCTGCTGAATATGAAAATCTGCAACCACAAGAGCTGAGAAAAATTTTTAATGGATACAAAAATAAACAAAAAGATGCAGATTATCGAAAAGCATACTTTTTAAGTTGGCTGGTAAATGTGCAGGTTAAAGAGCAGGTAACACCCGAAAAAATAGCTGACCCGTTATGGGTAACACAGGGAGAAAAAAATAATCAGAAATTACAAGATAGAGATGTACTTTTTAAAGAATTTAATATAGATAATAATGAGCAGGGGTGATTAAATGTCAACAATTTCAGAATTAGTTGTAAAAATTGGTGCTGATTCTTCAGGGCTATCATCATCCCTGAATCAGGCAAAAACGGATATTAATAAAACTTTTGATATTAATCCTATAAACAACATGAATAATGCTATTAATGGGCTTAATAATTCGGTAACTGGACTAATTGGGAAATTTAACGGATTGGTTGGTTTAGCGGCTGGTGGTTTTGGCTTAAATGCATTGGTTGAGGGCGCGGTTAATGCAGGTGCAGGAGTCTATCAGATGGCACAGACCTTACACGCATCAACCGCAGAAGCCGCTGAGTTTAACAGAATATTAAAATTAACTGGAGCAGAAACGCATTTAGCAGAGACCGCTTTTGTTCGATTGGATAAGACTTTTACCAGTTCGGGTGAATCAGGCGATAAGTGCAGGGCAATTTTTCAGGCAGTAGGCGTTTCACTAACAGATGGAAATGGAAAATTAAAACCAATTAACGAGCAATTGGAGTCATTAGCGCAAGGCTATAAAAAAGCCGCAGACGCAGGTTATGGACAGGAATTCATCATGAATACGTTGGGTGCGCGTGGTATGGATTTAGTCAAAACGTTGAAAAATTACAACGAGGCTAAAGAGAATTCTGAAAAAGTTAAAGGAATAGGTCTAGACCCTGCTGAAATGTACAAAGTCCAGCAAGAAATGAAATTAACCGAAATGCAGGCAGGTCAGTTAAAAATTGCTATGGGGTCAATTTTCGTGGACATCTTCAAAGGGTCTAACGGCGAAATTAACAATACGCTTGCAGAAATGGCAAGTTGGATTGCCAAAAATCGTTCTGAAATCGCAGGGACAACAGTCGAGATTTTGAAACTTTTGGCGGCGTATGAAGCCGTAAAAGTTGTGAAAAATGTTGCTGGTGGAATTTCCAATATAATCGGAAAAGCTGGTACTAAATCAACGATGGACGCAGTTAATAATGCGCAAGAAACAGCACTTACAGCACAGCAGGAAAAATCAATTGTTAAACGTCAAGCATTAATCGAAAATGCCGCAAAAAAAGAGGAAGCCGCATATTATAAGACAGTACAGGCAATGGAAGCATCAGAAGCAGAAAAAACGCAGATTTTCACAGACTACTTGCTTAAACGTGAACAGGCGTCAATGGAGGAACAAGCATCTATCAGAGCGTCCATGACTGAAATGTATTTAGAAGCCAACGCGAAAGCAGAAGAATCAGCAGTAGCACAATCTGAATCTTTTAATGCAGTAGCAAGTGCGGCAGAAGAATCAGCGGCTAGAGTTGCAGAAGCTAATGCAAGTGCGGCAGCTTCGGCTGATACGGTGGTAGAGAGTAATGAATTAGTTGTAGCGTCAGAAGAAGAAAAATTAGTAGCAGCAGAAGAATCAGGAGCGGCAGAAGTAGAAGCTGCAACAGAAGCAACCGCCGCCACAGATTTGCAGACGGTTTCAACTGAAACGCAAACAGAAGCAACCATAACGCAAGGGTCAGAAGCAGAAATAGCAGGGGAAAAAGGCGTGATTGCGGCAAATGATACAACAGCCGCCACGGAACTAGAAACAACTGCGACCGAAACGCAGACAACTGCAACCATCACCGCTGGAAACGAAGCCACATTAACAGGCGGTAAAGCAGTAACCGCTTGTGCAGAAGCAACAACGGCAACAAAAATATGGACAAGTGCAGTTATGTTGTTACGTTCATCATGGTTATTAGTTGCTTATGCAACATACGAAGCAGTAAGAGCAATGATTTCATATAATAAGGCACAAGCGGAAAAGCTAACATCCAATGACGGTGTTGATTATACTGTTGGCGATACCCATTATGTGCTCAAGAACGGTGATTTTTACGAAGCGGAGTATACTACAGAAACACGGACCGACAAACAAGGTTTCGAACACGATTATACATATAAATCAGGGTTGTCTTCTGAGGCTGTTGACCGTAGTTCTGACACGTTCGATGCTCTTAACACTCAATATAACGACGCACACCAAAATGACGAAGACGTGCAAGCACTTTACGAAAAGCAAGCCGCTGACAAACGCATGAAAGAGCAAAATGATAAATTAAAGGAATTAATGGCCAGCTTTCAACCTAATGTCGGAAATGGTGGCGGTCACGGTGGTTCAGGAGCAGGAGCATCAGCACCAGCCGCGCAAAAACCAGTAGAAGTTGATGTCCCAATCGGTGAGGTTGCGGTGGAATATGCCAAAGCCCAAAATGGTAATGATTGGAAAGATTACTCTTACGGGAACAATGACGGCGCAGGTTGGTGTGATAGTTTTATGGCGGCAATGTACAAAGCCGCAGGAATTGGGAACATTGGTGGAATATCGACAGCATCATCAACAATTAACGATGCGGCATTTAAGGCCGCTAATGCATATCACCCAGCAGGGGATGGATATCAGCCCCAAAACGGCGACTTAGTAGATTTTCCAAAACACGTGGGTATGTACTATAACGGTAATGTAATATCACGTCAATCAGGCGGTGTCAAAATCGCAACGTTGGAACAGGCTAATGATTGGTTTGGGGGCATACAGGGTTATGGTTCAGTTGCAGAAGCTACAGGCGGTTTAACGGTAAAACAAACTGTCGATAAAGACGGAAAAGTGATGGAGGACGCCGCAAAAAAACTTGCAAAAGCAAAAGAGGACGCTTCCAAACTATTTTCAACGATGGCTAATACCATCTTAGATGAAGACGAAACAGAATATCAGTCAGGTATGCGCAAGGTTAATAATGACGTGCGTTCTAAACAACTCGAAATTAATAAATATAAAACCGCTGGTGTTGACGTAACAGCACTAGAAAAAGAATTAGACCTGTACAAGAAAACGTTGGATAAAAAAGTGGTCGAAAAATGGCATGAAGCATGGTTCAAAATCAAGGATGATACACGACAAGCATTAGATGCAATTACTTATAATTATGAGGATGCCGCTAATACTCAATACGCAACACAGCAAAGAGCCTTAGAAAAAGAAAAAAAGGAACGTCTGAAAGACATCCAGCAATCAAACAAAGATAAAGTTGCTAAATTAGCTGTCGAAAAATGGTATAATACTGAGTTATTGAAATTGCAGGATGAGCGTAATAAAGCAGTAAGGGAATCACACGATAAATATATTAAATCATTAGCAGAAGATGGTAATTATCTAAAAATAATAACGGATTTAAAATACCATCCTGATAGGCGACAGAACGATATGAACATAAAAGCGCAAAAAGATATTGCGTCAGAATACATTAAGATATGGGACGCCGCGCATACAACTATTGCCGCTAATATATCATCAGTAACAGACACGTTATATGGTTCATTAACTGACAGCATTAATGGTTTTATTTCAGGTACTAAGGGCGCAATGTCAATTGTTCATGATTTCGGCAACACGATTATTAAGGAAATGGAACGTATAGCCGCGCAACAGTTAGCAGGTCAGATATTATCTACAATGATGGGTAGTTGGTTTACGGCTCCAACAAAAGGGATGAACCACTCATTAACTCAATCAACCTATCAAAAATTCATGCCTAGCACAGATTTTTTAAATACATCAAAATCTGCCACTAGTGGGAGCAACAACTATAAATTTAAAGTAAAGGCTTTTGCAACTGGTGGTATTGTAACAGCCCCAACGTTAGGGTTAATCGGCGAAACAGGAACAAGGGAGGCAGTCGTTCCACTCACAGATTCAAATCTTAAAGCAATGGGTGGTAAATCGTCAGGCGGTGTTGTTGTCAACATTACCAACAATTCAGATTCCAAACCGCGCGTTGCATCATCAAGATACGATGAGGGTCTTAATAAAACTGTACTTGATATAGTTATTGACGGAGCATCACGCAATGTGGGAGGTTTTTCTACCAACCTAAAGACAGCACTTAAATAATTTTTTCATGGAGATAGGCACAAAAGTCTATCTCTTTTTTTTATACCTAGAATGTGTCAACTAGTTTTCAAAATGGCACGTCTGAGAGCTTACACAAGCGGTTTTATTTACTTGCACAGACAAGTTATTATGTATGATTTTGAAACGCTTAAAACGAGCGTCAGGAC